GGCTGTCCTTTTGAGCCTTAATCTCCTCCTGGTCGGTGAAAGCAATCTCAGGGACGCCACGGGACTCGACGACGGCGCGCTTCAGGCGCTCGCGGCGGAGTTCGATGAACGGGTACTCACCGTGAGCGTAATCGAGCTTAGTGTGCTTAGCGTAAGTCTCGACCTGGCTCGTCTGAGGAGAGAAAATCGTGTAATAAACGCAAGGCACGCCGTTCGAGTCGATTTGACGGCTATAAGCGTACACAATCTCGATGAGGTTGTCCGCGCGGTGCATGGCGTTCGAGACGTTCGACGTGACCGGAATGAGGTTCGGATCGGTGAGGTAAGCGGACTTGCCGGCGGTGTTCGCGGCTTCCTCGACGAAGGCTTCGTCCCATCCGTCGGCCTTAATCATCTCGCGGAGCTCGACTTCCGACATGAACGTGCGCTTGAAGATGACGCGGGCGTCCTGAAGGTCTAGGGTTTCCGGCGGGAAGCTGATTTCCTCGTAAGGCTTCAGGGCGGCGCAAACAGGGAGGTTAATCCTGTTGTATTGCTGGCTGTACGTCGAAACACCTGAGTTCAGGAGCTCCGTAGCGATACGACGGGCTTCATCGGACGAGCAACCGAGGGCATTAGCGAATAAATCAGCCGTGATATCAGAGGCGCCGGTGGCAACCATCTGGCGCAGGGCTTCAGCGAGCACGCCGTCCATAGCGGCACGTTCTTCGAGCGTAGGCAGGGTTTCGGTGACTTCCCGGCTTCCCAGGCGACGCTCCCAGCCGACGTGCATGACCGCCCAGCCGTAATTCTGGGTGTATTGCGCCCAGAGTTCAGCCTCGCGCTCAAGGTCAGGGCGGAGTTTGTTCTCGACGATCCAGCGGGCAAGGGTCTGGACAGCGGCAGCGGTGCTGGCGTCTCCGTACTCAGTGCCGGTCACGCGGATGCGGGCGAGCTGCCAAGAGTTCACCAAAAGCATCACTAATTCATTGATAATGCTGTCAACGAGGCGCACGCGGACGTCGGAAGCACCCTCGAACGGGAACGCACCCTCGCCGTCGCGCTGATTGCGGCTGTATTTCTTGCCGTCGTCGCTCTGGCCTTCCCAGCGAGCAAGGCGGATGTCGTCGTTGCTGTTAATGCGGCTGATATTGCCACCGTTCGTCAAGGAACGATCGAACTCGCTCTGGAGTTCTTGAATATCAGGCGTATCGCTCGCAAAAACGAGCTTATCGCTCCTGTTGTACTTGCTCTGCATTGATTTGTGTAAAGTAGTGGGATTTTGACTCGATATATTGGATCAAGGACAACTTATGGAAGCGGTATTGCCCTCCGAGCGTCTTGAAACACCGGACAAGCCCCTTCTTGCGAAGATTATCGAGCTCTCGTACGTCTATGCCCGTCATTTCCTCGGCAAGCGAACGCGAAAGCACGATTGGATAGTCTTTTGGGTCTTTTGGCATAAATTAATACGAACCACCACGGGTTGCCTTCCATGTTTCCTCGTCTTCCTGCTCAGGTTGCATGACTACGAGGTATCTCAGGCAGTCGATAGGGTCTTTAGATGCACCCTTCTCGCCATCTGCCCCCGTCCACTCCCTCAATGAGTAGATGAGGTTGTCGCAATCCTCTGAAATAAAGAGTTTCGGCTGGTTGAGCACCGTGACCGGCTGGTTCTGGTCGTAGGCCAGCGCGTCATTGATGATAGCGATGCCTTCCTCGATCTTAATGCCCGCAGCCGGCGTGAAGTACATTGGGTCAGGGTCAGTCTCTAGGAGTTCGATGAGCGAAGTCCCTCCCTCTTTGCCCGCCGCCTGGGTCGCCCCGGCTCTCGGGTCGATAAAACGCTCGGAAATCGACGTATCGGCTTCGACATGTCGGATCGTTTCCTTGTATTCGTTGATACCTCGTCCACCGCCCGCGCGCTGAGCAGCCCCGGCCTTACCGTCGAGCTTAGAGTCAGGAAGCGCCCATTCCCCGTAGGTCTTGTCAGGCCACTCGCGGTAGATGTACCATTTAGTGTTTTCGCCCGTCCCCACGGCGCGCAGCCAGAGCATGAACCAGTTACGCGCCCCCGCAGGGTCGATGACCATGAAGTTCGTGCCTTCCTTCGGCACATCCGACGGCTTCAGGATGTTCGCGTCCCCGAACCTCGGGAATTGCGCCCCGGCTAGACCATCAGCCCAGCCGTAGGCTCGGATTTTTCGCTCGTAAGCAGTCTTGCCATCAAGGGTCTTCCTGAGCTCGTCGAAAGGGTTATAAGGGTTGAACTCAGAGTGAAACCAGACGACGCCAGCGTCCTTGCCTCTGGATTTCGCCCGATACGGCATGTGGCCTAGCGGGACGCCAGGGACGTGCTGGTGCTTGGGATCAAGAATAGCCGCAGGCTTAGTCTCCAAGTATTTGCAACCAGAGACGTATTCCTTCACGACGTTCGAGTAGCCCTGCACCGGGGTGAACGTCACGATGAGCTTACCGCGACGGGTGACGACTCGGTAGCGCAGCGTCTCCACCCAGTCCAGCGGAACCAATTCGTCGCACCAGATGATATCGCACTCGCCGCCTTCGATGACCCGCCTTTCCTGAGCGTAGTTCATGAAGTGGCACTGACTCCCGTTCGGGAAGATGAACGTGCCGTCAGAGAACCCGTTTTTCTGTGTGTACTGAATGTTAGTAACCCGGCCCTTCTTCAGCCCCTTGAACTCAGGAGGAAGGTACTTCCAGATGACGTTCTGCTGCATCTGTATCGAGGACTGGCTCGTCGTATGCAAGCACCAGACGCGGGCGTTCGGGATGTTCACCATCGCCGCGACAACCCTCTTAGCCGCCCATTCCGTCTTGCCGGCTCGGTTGCCACCCAACACGCACACCTCCTGGTACTGCTGCAAGAAGTCATCAGCCGCCTTCCAGTGGAAAGGCTCATAGCCGTGACGATACGGGTCTTGCTTCTCAGCGAGGATTTTCTCCTCGCGCAATCTGAGTATCTCCGCGAGCTTCTCCGCCCCGAGCTGATCCTTCAGAGCCTTGAGCTCGTCGGTGCTCGGCAACCGGATGACTGGATGCGGCGTGAGGTTCACCAGGCTTTGCAGCTCCAGTATCTCGCCTTAGTCTTCGGGCCGGGAGTCGCGCACTTATGCCGCGCTCTGAAAGATTTACGCCTCGCAGGGTTGCTCTTCTTGATCGACATGTTCGGATCACCGAAGCGCACGATCTTCGTCTTCCCGCCGTCCTTGACGTAAACAGCGGACTTCTTCGGGCCACCCGGCGTCCTGAACGGCTTGTTCAGGCTGACCTTCCTGCCCTTGTAGTCAGCCATCTCAGCGACCCTTGTAGTTCACCTTCTTAGCCGCAGACGGCTTCCCGCGCATCAGGGCTTCCATCTTGTTGTAATCACCCTTGATCAAATCCTTGCCCTTGCCGGCAGGCTTACCCTTAGACTCGGAGGCTTCGTGCTTCTTGTTATTCATTTCGATGATAAGTTTCCCTTATGGCAAGGATAAGTCAAACTAATCTTAGGCTTCCTCGGCTCCCTGCGCTAATCCCAGTATCCCCACCCTGAGAACCTTACCCATCACGTTCTCGAAGTTCGTCCCTCCGAAGACAACGACCTTCCAGCGGCCATCCTTCCCCTGGACGATGAACGCACCTTGCTCGACGTAACCCGGCGCCTTCTCCGAGAACTCAGCCAGAAAGCCCTGCATCTGCTCATCTGAGCTCTCCTCCTTTAAGCTGAACGACCCAGCCTTACGCCCCTTGAACAGATCGTCCACGCGGAACGCCGCTACATCTAAGCCGTCAGGCTTTCGACGTCTAGCCTTAGCCTTGACCTTAGCCTTGACCTTAGCCTTAGCCTTCACCAGCTTAGCCTTCTTCTTCTTAGCCATCACCACTTCCCTCCGAAGCGAGGATGACGCTTGGCAACCCAGCGCCCCGCGTCCTTCCGCAGCGGCACCGTCATCCCAGCGACGAACTTAGAGTTATCCTTGACCATCACCTTAACCTCCTCCTTCCCGACCTTGCAGATGATAATCCTCGGGTTCCGCACCCTAGACACCACCACCCCATCCCACTCCTGCGCAGCGACACTAATCTGCTCCTCGACCTCCTTAACCTCCTCGTCAGCGAGCTTAAAGCGCGCCTTGATCTTCATCATGCCGATAGGCGTCCACAAGACCTTCCAGGTGCTCTTGACCCTCCGGCTCGGCTCGTACACCCAGTCCAGCCCCTCGAAGCACTCCTTGCGGAACGCTACGAGCTCCTTACGGCTGATCCCAAGGGCATCCGGCAAACTGCTCTCACTCACACATTCTTCGCGGTTCATGCCTTAAACCTATAACCCCTTTTAACCTTTACAACTATTAGTGCGCTCACTGCGTTCACTGTTAGTCACCCC